CTGGCTCACACAGCAGGCGAAGAAAATAAGGACATACACACGTAGCGCACCCAAAAATTAAAAAAGTCTTGCATACCTCATACACACGTGCTACATTGCCCAAATGAGACGAAGAAACCTATACATCCCCGACCCCCTGATGGAGCGAGTCCAGAAACTAGCCGTGCGTAAAAAAGTGCACATGGCGGATATCATTCGCACAGCCATGGAAAAGTACTTAGATGCCGTAGACCGCGCAGAAGCCAAGGCCAAAGAGGAGGCACAGCATGCTGAACGTTGAAATTGACGAGGGCCCATTGGAATACGGGTTAAAAAACGTATCGTTCCCGCAGGTTTCAGAGGAGATGGTTCATTCGCTGGCTCTTGGCATGGAAGATGAGCTAATAATCATCGGCAGGCATGGTTTAACGCTTGAGCAGTACCGGGAACTTGAGCAGCAGCCGTGGTTTATCAGTCGAATCATGCAGTTGCGCTCAGAATTTGAGAAAAACGGCGTTACATTCAAGGCAAAAGCTGGCTGGATGGCCGGAGAACTGCTAAATAAGGCGTATTTACTGGCCGCAGGGCCTGATGCAAGCTTCTCGCAGGTGCACGATGCGCTGAAAACGCTCATAAAAGTGGCCGGATTGGAGCCAAAAGAGGAGAAACAGATCAATTCTGGGCCCGGATTTAGCATATCTATCGACCTTGGAGAGCGCTCGGTGAACATCACAAACGACCAAAATATCATCAATTCGCCTACAAAATTCATATCTAATGAGTAAATACAAGCCAACAGACACCCAGCGTGAGTTCATGCTGGACGAGAATTACGTCAGGGTCTTAGCTGGCCCAGTTGGAGGTGGCAAATCTGTGACCTGTGTGCACGAACTGGTAAGACTTGCATGCGGGCAAGCGCCCAATACCAAGGGCATACGTAAAACCAGAGCGGTGATTGTGCGTAACACGGCTGATCAGTTAGCGTTAACCACTAGAAAGACGGTGTTTGATTGGCTGCCACCGGGAGATGCTGGCATTTGGAAAGCGGTGGAGAAGACGTTTATCTTGAAAGCCAAACTGCCGGATAACACAGAAGTTGAGTCCGAATGGCTGTTCATTGCGCTCGATACCCCGGACGACGTGAGGAAAGCGCTGTCCCTTGAGACCACGTTTATATGGGGGAACGAGTCACGCGAGCTCAATTCCGAAGTTGTGGATGGACTACTAGGCCGTATGAACCGGTATCCGTCTATGAAGGACGGTGGGCCGACCAGATCGTGTGCGCTGTTTGATACCAACATGCCGGACGAGGATACGTGGTGGCATGACAAGATGGAAGAGCCTCCTAGCAACTGGTCAATTTTTAAGCAGCCGGCAGCGATTCTGAAGCCGGCCAAGTACACCGAGCGGTTTGGCGAGGAGCCCGAAGAAGTCTTGCTGGACAAGGACGGCGAAGAATGGTGTGTGAATCCTAAGGCGGATAACTACGACCACCTGCCAAAACAGTACTACCCCAACTTGATTCCGGGTAAGACCGAAGACTGGTTGAGGGTGTATCTGAGGTCTGAGTATGGCCGTTCGCTCTCAGGTACACCTGTGTACGAGAAGACTTTTACGTACGACTTCCATGTGGCAGACGATCCGCTAAAGTACATCCGGGGTGAGAATTATCCAATCATTATTGGGATTGACTTTGGAAGAACGCCGGCAGCTGTGTTTAAGCAGCGGGACCCGCGGGGGCGGGTGATGACACTTGGGGAGATCACTGCGGAGAATATGGGCATCGAGACATTTTTGAATGTTAGGCTCAATCCGTTTATCGCAAACAACTTTGCTGGGGCTACGTTCTTGTGTGCACCTGACCCGGCCGGATTTGCCAAGCAGCAGTTGAATGAGTTGAGTCTGGTGGACGTTTTGAAAAATGCTGGATTTAAATGTGTACGTCCCCCTAGCAACAATCCAGAAATTAGGATACAGTCCGTCGAACGGTTGCTCAATCAGCAGCTGGAAGGTAAAGCGATGTACTTAATTGACCGCTCCTGCGAGATGCTTATCAAAGGCTTTCGATACGGATATCGGTACAAGATTAAGAAAAACGGCGAGTTAGAAGATAGGCCAGACAAGAACGAGTTCTCTCACGTCCATGACGCCAATCAGTACGCCGACTCGGTAGTCGATATGAACATCCGAGGTTTAGCATTGCAGCGCGGAAAGCGCGAAATCAAAAAAGTAAGTTACACTTATTAAAACGAGATGGGCCCCGCATGAACCAGAATCTAGGCATCAGTATGGGCGGCATCCTTCCGGCTATGTCAGCCTCGGGTGTTGCAGAACAGCAGCGTAAAGCGTCAGAGCTTGCGCAGGCGCAGCCGCTGATTACATCTATTGCGTCCTATGTTCGCAACTGCTGGACTGAATCAAGGACAGCAAAAGAGCAAACGGTTGAGCCTAGAATGTTCAAGGCAGTGCGCGCACGCCGCGGTGAATACGATCCTGACGTTCTGACAATGATTCGCCAAAATGGCGGCTCAGAAATTTACATGATGCTCACCTCCAACAAATGCCGTGCTGCGGCAAGTTGGTTGCGTGATGTGTTATTGGGCCAAGGCGCAGACAAACCTTGGAACATCAGGCCAACGCCTACACCCACACTGTCACCTGATATTATGGAAGAGATGCGGCTAAATGCTATACAGCAAATGGCCAATGTGATTGAAGCTACGGGTCAACAGCTCCCCCCTACACAGTTGCGTAAGTTCCTAAACGAGTTGCGTGAAGAATACATGCACAACGTGATGGAAGAGGCGAAGTTCAAAGTCAAGCAGATGGAAAACAAAATGGAGGATCAGCTCATTGAGGGCGGGTTCATCACGGCGTTTGATGCATTTATTGACGACATCACAACATTCCCATGTGCATTCTTAAAAGGTCCTATCGTTCGTCGCAAGCCGAGAATGAAATGGAACCAGAGTGCACAGGCAGGTTATCAGCTTGAGATTGTGGACGATCTCGTACTTGAGTGGGAGCGCATTGACCCATTTATGATTTATCCGTCCCCTGCATCGACAGGGATTAATGATGGTTATCTGATTGAGCGCCACAAGCTGCGTCAGACTGACCTTGAAGAAATGATCGGAGTAGAAGGATATGATGACGAAGCTATTAGACAAGTTATTGAAGCTTATGGCCGCGGTGGTCTCCAAGAGTGGCTCATTGTTGACTCGACTAAAGCGCAAGCCGAAGGAAGATCAACCTCCGCAGTAATGCAAAACAGCGAGCATTTGATCGACGCTATCCAGTTTTGGGGTATGGTGTCTGGTCAGATGTTACGCGACTGGGGTTTGTCAGACGAAGAAGTGCCTGACATTACAAAGCAGTATCCTTGTGAAGCGTGGCTTATTGGCTCGTACGTTATCAAGGCATCACTGAACTATCACCCACTGGGTCAGAAGCCTTACTACAAAGCATCGTACGAAGGCGTCCCCGGCACGTTCTGGGGCAACAGTACGTATGACTTGATCAAGGACTGCCAAGACATGTGTAACAGCGCAACTCGCGCTTTAGCTAACAACATGGGTATTGCCTCTGGACCACAGGTGTGGGTCAACGTTGACCGAACACCTCAGGGCGAAGATATCACGCAGATGTATCCATGGAAGATTCATCAAGTCACAAGCGATCCTATGGGTTCGTCGGCTGCGCCAATTGGTTTCTTCCAGCCAAACTCAAATGCGCAAGAGCTTATGGCTGTGTATGAGAAGTTCTCTATTTTGGCGGACGAGTATTCAGGCATTCCACGTTACATGACAGGCTCAAGCCCCACGGGCGGCGCGGGTCGCACGGCATCTGGTATGTCCATGCTGATGAGCAATGCAAACAAGTCCATGAAGCAGGTTGTTGCCAATATTGACAACAGCGTGATGACTCCGCTGCTAGAGCGCTTGTATTTCTACAACATGAAGTACAGCGAAGACAACGAACTCAAAGGCGACGTGACCATTGTGGCTCGCGGCTCAAATAGCATCGTGGCCAAAGAGACTGCACAGGTTCGTCGTAACGAATTCTTGCAGGCAACAGCAAATCCGATCGATATGCAGATTATGGGTATCGACGGCCGCGCTACTCTGTTACGCGAAACTGCAAAGCAGTTGGATGTAAACCCCGACGACGTTGTGCCCCCACGTGAAAAGTTCCGTGTTGCACAACAGATTGCACAAATGATGCAAGCTGGTCAGCCACCACAGCAAATGCCCGGACCCGGAGCTCCTGCGGGAAGTCCCGTTCAGAACCAGCAAATGTTGAGTAATGGCGCACCAATTACAGATAATTTTTAAATTCTCTTGACACCGGGGTTTACCCCATGATACAAACCACACAGTAAAAGGACTGATCATGAAATCTAAAATGATGAAGCGCTATGAAGACGGTGGCATACTGGAAGCCGCAAACCAGTCAGAAGACTCGCAAGATATTGCGCGTTCTATGAGTGCTGGCGAACGAAACACTGATGAGCCTGAGTACAAGTCTTTTAAAGAAGCCTATAACTCTGAGAAAAAACTTGGCAAAAAGACTTTTGAGTACATGGGCAAGAAGCACACTATTGATACAGTTGCACCTCGCAAAGAAGCTGCTAAATCTGCAGAACCTGCACCAAAAGCCAAATCCATGCCTGCTCCAAAAGCAGCCGCTTCTACTGACGACACCAAAATGTCTGTAGCTGAGCGCGCAAAGATGAGTCGTGAACGTGCTAGAGCAGGTAGCGGCGAAACTGACACTCGTGATGTTAACGAGCGCCTTCGTTCTACTGGCATTGGCCCCGCTATTTCTAATTATTTTGGCAATCTTACCTCTACGTCTCGTTATATGAATAAGAAAATGAACATGGGCGGAGCTGTTGCTTACGCTAACGGCGGTGTTGTTAAACGCGCTGTTGTAAAGTCACACGGAAAGGCTTGCTAAATGAACAATAAACCTATGATGTCGGGCTACGCCAAAGGCGGTTTAGCCATGGTAAAAAAAGGCGGGAAAATGGTTCCTGCTTTTGCAGCCGACGGTAAAGGCAAAATGAAAAACGGCGGAGCTGTTAAGAAAGCCATGGGCGGTACTGTAAAACGCCCAGCAGCGATGCCAAAAGGCAAATAAATTGTTAATTAAACCTGACGCTCGACAATTTCAAGCGTTGGCTAGGATTGCTAAGTCGGACGATGGAGAGGTTTTGATGAAATTACTCGAAACCGAACTCGAAAAGCTGACAAATAATTTGCTGGATACGTCCGGCGATAACACCCCTAGAGTCCAAGGGATGGCGCGAGAGTGTAAAGACATTCTCACGTTGCTTCAGGTATCCCCTGAGTTGGCAGAAAAGACACGGTAAGCCTACGGGGGAAGCCTCCGGCAAGTCGTTTTGTAAAAACACGCCCAAGTTCTGTGGTGGAACCGGCATAAGGAGTATTTATGGCATTGCCAAAACAGGTACAAGCTCAAGTGCACGTTGCAGAAGAGTACGACAAGCAGGTTGCTGCAGCCCAACAGGCCGTAGAACCCAAGCCCGAAGACGAACAACAACAGAGTTCTGAGCCAGAACCAGAAAAGCAAAGTCAGGAACCAGTCTCCGTTGAGACACCGAAATCTACTGAAGAAGACGCGACATGGAAGCAACGCTACCTGTCACTTCAAGGCCAGTACAACAGCCAAGTGCCAACCCTGCAACAGCAAGTGAGGCAACTGACCGATTCGATGGATCAATTACAGGTAAAACTTAAGGAACAGAAAGCCGAAACGCAGCCTGAACCTGAGCCGAGCCAACTGGTTACAAACAAAGACGTGGAAGCATTTGGTGAGGACTTGGTAGACCTAGCCCGCCGTATTGCCAAAGAAGAATTTGGCAGACGCGAGTCAAAGTACATCAAGCAAATCGAGGCACTGGAAGGCCAGTTGACCAAAGCTGAAGGCCAAGTCGGTGAAGTTGTTCAGTCTCAAGCAAAGACAGCGCAGGATCGATTCTTTGAGAATCTCAATTCAACGTTGCCAAGCTGGGAGGCGATTCAAGCAACAGATGATTGTCAGACATGGTTAGCAACCCGCATCCCGGGTTCCCAAGCTACATGGAACGACGCTCTTCTGAACGCAGCAAATCGTCAGGACGTATCCGCCGTCAAGGAAGTGTTTGATACATTCTTCGAGAAGTATCCAGCGCAGGACCCTTCAGCTCGAAAGCAACAGCAATCCAATGCACGCCAAGAGCTAAACCGTCAGGTTGCACCGGGGAAGTCGACAGCTTCTAACCCTAGTTCGCAAACAGGCCGAGTCTATACAAGCGCTGATTACATCGCTGAAAGCAATAGAATCGTCAGGTTATCGCAGCAGGGCAAGCACGATCAAGCGATGCAGCTACAAACAGAGTTAGATGCTGCCCAAACAGAAGGACGTATTCGTCCATAACTGTAACGGCGGCGTGTTTTGACAAACCGATTTTTATTTGGAGAACTAAATGTCTACAGTAACCGCAGCCGCCGGCTATGCCGTAACCGCACCCTTTAACACAACCCCTTCGTACTCCGGTACGTTCATCCCCGCAATCTGGTCTAGCAAACTGAACGTTAAGTTCTACGCTAACACCACATTCGGTGATGTTTCCAATACTTCTTGGGAAGGCGACATCAAGAACATGGGCGATAAAGTTGTCATCAACAACATCCCCTCTATCACCATCAGTACTTACACTGTTGGCGCTAGCTTGAGCTACGAAGCCCCAACTCCTAACACAATTGAGTTGAACATCGACAAAGGCTTTTACTTTGGCGTGAACGTTTCTGACGTTCTCGAGTACCAATCTCAGCCTAACTTGATGGACATGTTTACGACTGACGCTGCCAACCAGATGAAAATCGCCGTTGACCGCGAATCTTTCTTGAACACATTCAGCTCTGCCGCTGCTGCCAACATTGGCACAACAGCTGGTGTTTTGAGTGGCTCTTTTAACATGGGTTCTGACGCTTCTCCCTTGGATTACGTCGCTGGTAGCCCACTGCCTACAATCTTGAACACCATTACTTCTATGAGTTCAATTTTGGATGAACAAAACGTTCCCGAAAGCGATCGTTTCTTGATCATTACGCCTACTGAGCGTCAGTTGCTTATGCAATCTCCATTGGCTCAAGCCTATGTAACGGGTGATGCCCAGTCTATCTTGCGTAACGGCAAGATCGGCCGTATTGACCGCTTTGACATCTATGTGTCTAACTTGTTGCCTAAAGCAGCTGCTGACCAGAACTACTCTGGCGGTACTGATGCCGGCAAAATCAAGCGCCACGTTATCATCGCTGGTCAGAAGTCTGCATTGACTTTTGCTTCACAGATCAACAAGGTTGAGTCTATTCCCAACCCCAACGACTTCGGTACTTTGGTCCGCGGTTTGATGATCTACGGTCGCAAGACAGTTAAGCCAGAAGCTTTGACCTACGCTGTGGTCAAGGGCTAAGCAAAAAGCCCTTCGGGGCTTTTTCCCGTTTATATTTTATTTTTGGAGATTCAAAATGGCTAATTCAATGAGCTTTGCAACCGAAGTTGGTGGTTACGAGACCGCTACTGCAGGTACTACACAAACCCAAGCCGGTGCTACAGCACTGA